ATCTTTCTTTTGAGGGCGATTTCTTCGACATAGGTCATCTCCTTGCGGTCAAGGTTCTCCGCTAGTTCGATGGAACGGAAGTCAAGTTCTGTCAGAGGTTGGTCATAGATCTTGGCTGGCACATGAGACCATTTCATATCTAGGATGGCTGCCATACGACGACCACCAGCAAGTAGAGTGTACTTCTTATCAGACTTGCAGTCAATTTTGAGGGATTCAGTAAGACCTACGGCTACTGGGGTAATCAACCCGTTCTTTTTTATAGAATAGATTAATTGACCTAGGTCCCCGTAGTCCTTCCTGAATCTATCTCCAATATCTATGTCCTCAATAGAAACATGAAGGAGTTGAGAAATATCTTGGGTCATCTTGTATAGTTGCGCTAATGCACAGGGTTTGCATTTAGTTGATCTACCCTCAAGGAGGTTGTCTCCACGTACTTCTCTTACATTACCGCAGGAACAGGTGACGATCCACATTACGTGGCCACCCCTAGATGGGACTCTTTCTCCAACCTCCCACGAGCCAAAGGTCTTACCTTTTAGGTTTGTTAGAGGCCTCATTCCATCAATCCTTTGATAAGTTCGGCTGCAAGTTTAGCTTTGGCATCATCAGTGAGGCCATTGGCATATTGGAATAGATCTTGTTGCTTGAGATTGCCTTTCTTCGGTGCCCTAGCAACTTTGGCAGGGGTAGATTTCTGTCTCGGTGCCGGGCGGAGTCGGCGCTGAGTGCGAATCCTTCCTAGGTGCTCAAACAGGGCGGCCCTCGTCATGTGGGTGATGGAGGTGTTTAGGGATTCTATTGTGGCCATGGGTTACTCCTTAGTAGCCTTCATTAGGCTTTCTCCAGAAAGTAGGCTCCCGTCTTAATAATTCTTCAGCACAGACCTTATGAAATTTACGAATGAATCCTGGATCTTCAAGATTTATCAGTTTTGTATGGATCTTATTCTGGTAGAGTTTTCTCCCACACTCATAACAGAGTACTTGTTTAGTCATAACTTATTCCTTCGGGATAGCTACTTGGGTGTAGACTTCTCCAGCCTTAGCCAATTGGACTATGTTGACATGGCCCGAGATGATGGCACCAACAGCGTTGAATCCTCCACGGTTATGGAGCTCGATGACTCCGTCCAACAGTGCCTGGAACAGTAACTTTTGGGTACCGTGGGGGAGGATGTCTTGGAGCTTGTTGAACTGGTCTTGACGGACCTCCACGCTAAGGCGTGGGCGATAGTCACTACTCATGATTTGAATACTTACTTGTCATAAGTCCTCCTGTTAAATAAGAATATGGCAAGGGGCCGAAGCCCCTCACCTGTCCTGCTCCGCCACTTAAGGCTAAGATCTACGGACGTTTAGTAACACATACTAATGTGCTAGGGTAAGTGGCTATCGCCGATGTTTGAATCTAGATCGCATGTATCACCTCCTTTGGGGATGCTATGTTACATTATGTAATGTAGGGATTATGCCCCAGTGACGAACTTCTTCACTTCGTTCTGATCACCATAGGTTTCTGAGTGAGAGACTCCCAGAATGGCATAACCCTCCTTGCCGACCATATTAGAGAAGTTAATCTCAGCCAGGCCGAAGGCACGCTTAAAGCACTCCAGATCCCATTTGATGGCATTGACTCGCTTAGGCTCCTGGTCCAGAGTGGGAACAGAGAAGATCTTAGACAACCCTTTGGAGAACTCCTCGTCGGGAATATCAAAGGTTACGATAAAGTACTTATTGCCAGCCTCCGAAGTCCTAATAACCTTACCGTCGGAATCCTTGCGGAATCCAGTAATCCTGATTTTGTACTCACCTGGTTCCACAGTAGTGGGCTCCTGAGAGTCACTGGTGTCGATGTCAAGGAGAGTCTCATTCATTGCTGCCATTTCTTCGTCGAATTCGGACATAACTTTACCTCATTAGAATGAATTAGTGGAATGCTTACGCTTCTTTTACTACAAGATAACGGGTACTTGTTATATACAAGTGCATGTCTGTCATATCACAGGGATTATCTAATTTAATCTCCTGCACTAAATTATCAGGTGAGTTATCAGGACCCTTATCCCAGACTTGAACTATTACTTTCCAAGATGAAAGATCAGCATTTTCTACTCGAATTCTTTTCGTCATGATTACCTCATTAGGTTGGGGTGGTTAGTATAGGGCTAAGGCCCTCAGGTGTTATTTACTTTTGGTTGAATAGTTCTAGTGCTCCACGGAGCTTGCCGATTATCTTTGCTTTCTCTGGTAAGTTTAGTTCCTCCACGAATTGAATTAAGTTGGGAATTGCTGATCTGAAGAGAGTCTCCATATCGTTTTGAGTGATGAAGTCTTCAGGGGCGGTTACAATGAATTCTTGTACTACAGTTTCATTAGGAGATTCATATGTATTAGGATCATCTGAATTGGGGCCACCTCCTAAGGGTCTAATAGTAGTGGGAGAGGAGAGGATCTTCTCCGTCTGATGTTTGTCTTCCTCTTTGATGGGAAGATCAGGGTCATCTGGCAAGGTTACTTTGAACATAATACCTCCTAAAGTGTAAAGTCACATTTTGAGTCTTTCAGGTCAACTCCTGAATAGTACTCATCTATACGTCTGGATACTATATCCAGATCGTTAGGGATACGGTTAGGGAACATCTGAAAAGGGGATTTTGCCGTAGTATACCCGTTAGACTGGGTAGCGAAGTAATACATCTGTTTATCATTTTCAGAGAAGACTTCACCAAAGAGGACGATTGAGGAGAGTCCCTCTAAGGTGACCTTATCATCCAACAGTTTGCCAAGGGTCTTCATTTTACGCTCAGTACCGGTGTCCTCCTCGTGGGTGAGGAAGAAGACTTTCAACCCTGGCCTTAACTTTGTAGTGAGAAGGATGATCTCAAAGATATTCTTAGCCATCATGGTGAACTTCTCATAACCTTTCTCAAGGGCCTTACTCATGAATTCAGTAGCCATTACGTAGTGGCCGTCGTCAATTACGAGGTTCTTCCACTTCTCGTTACGGGAAACTTCCATCATAGTAGAGCGGATCTTGGCAGCATCCGTGGACACTAGCATGTTATCCTTCTCTTGGTACTGGCCACCTTTGGGGAAGGGCAGCGGCTTTCCTAGGATGTTGATGAGGAAGGTTTCCTTAGGGTCGAGGTTACGAATAGCAGTAGATTTTCCACGCCCAGACTTGGCAATAATCAAGATGAGCATAGATTTCTGGCCCTTATAGAGGGCGATTGCGTCAGTTGGGTCGAGATGGTGATTTATTTCGGACATGATTAGCCTCACTAGGTTAGTGTTATTCTTCTTCTAATGTATAATAACATTTAGGACACGTAAGAGGAGCCTCCATACATGCAGAACATGGAGGGCTTATGTGACAAGTACAGGAATCAGTTCTAATGTATTCCAATACCCCTCCTTTACAATTGGGACAGGAATCACCTTCTTCTAAATATGTAATATCGTTAAGTTCTTGCATAATATTCTTCTATAAAGATAAAACTTCTCTCAAATTTTCATCGAGAGGATTCCAGAAACTTACCTCAAAGTCAGTGGGCATCCTTTCGATGTGCTGGAGAGGATTTGCATGACTGGTGCACATATCGAGGTAGATACAGGTACGGCCCCAGTTCGTGCAGCTGCGACCGTTCATTACGAAACATTTCATAATATCGTCACTAGGTGACGAGGCTTCAAGTTCTTCCACATCTCGGTAGATCTTATCCATCCAGGCTTTAGTGTTCTCCAGCCACTTGTACATTTGGATATTGCTTAGAAGGATTGGGAATCTCTGGAGAATGTATTCGGGTTTCTTAGTTTTCTTCATACAAAGACAGTTGATAATGACACCACTTACCTTAGAGGGTGGCACCATACAATTTAATACGTGGGTATATGTCCCGACCTGAATCCCCATCATATGTTCGTAGTAGTAGCCATCACCAATGTAATTGGCACCTTTGGTTTTATGCTCTAAGGAGCAGTAGAGACCTGTTTCACGATCTATGAGTACGGTGTCCATCTTGAAGGCCAGCTTGTGCTTCTCGGACAGTGAGACAGTACCTCCGAACTCAGTCTTGTAGACCTCATACCGTTGGAGATCATCCGGGTAGGTCTTAAGATACTGAATGAGCATGTCGAAGAAGCGAGTCGGGGTCTTTGGAGAATATATGACATCAGTTTCCTCAGGGAAGAAGGCTCGGTACTCCTGGTTGAACATCTCCAGAGCCTCCATCACAGCCTCGACACGATAACCATGGAGGATGATATGTTCTAGGGCGATGTGTACTGCTTTGCCAAAGTGGAGATGATTGTTCGGGCGTGCTGATCTCCAACCGAGCATGTACTCATAAAAGAAGAGTCTTGGACAAGATTGGTAGGCTTGGACCTTGGTAGAGTCCAGTACATCCTGAGAGGAATGGTAAGGGATAGGAAGGGTCATGGTAGGATACCTGTGGTTATAGTTTCAAATTCTTCCCGAATTCTACGAAGCTCTGCAGCTTTATGCTTCCCATCTGCTATGGTAGAATCCATTTTGTCAGGATCATTTGATGGAGTGTATTGTTCATACGCAGCATTTGTTAGATGGTATCTTATAAGCTTGGATAAATCTTCTACAACTCTTATATTTAACTCGTCTCTAGATATAGATATCACGATTTGGCCTCATTAGTGAAGGGAGATATGTAGGCGATGCCATCTATGAAGCGCAACACATCTTGGGCTATAGTAACTGCATGAAGGCCAGAGTCCATCTCAATGATTGAAGCAAGGCAGATCTCGATGGAGATTCCCTCTCGATGCATAGCTAAGACTTTCTTATATTGTTTGGTTGTCATTTAGATTCCCTCCTACGTTTAGGTCCTTTTACATAGTAGATATCTATAGCGTATTCAAAGCCTTTCCAGTTATCTACACCACCTTCTTGAAGAGCCTCTAGAAGATCTATCTTATCAAGAAGTTCTTCGTATTCTTCAGCAGATAGTAATACATCTGATTTTGGATCATTGGGATTTTCTCGTATCATAACTCTTCTCCAATTGTTGAAGTTCCTTGGTTAGGGCCCAGGTATTAGTGATGCGACGAACAGTGGCTAAGGCCATATCTAAGTTGTACTTCTCAGAAGGGGATATACAATCCCTACGAGTGAGGTTAGTAAGGGAGGCCTCAACTCCACGGATGAGGAATTTAGTCCAAGCCCTACTCTTCGCTAATGAGGGCTGCTTCTTGATTGCTTTCATTTCTATTGCTCCACATAAGGTGTAAATGAAAAGAGGGTAAGAATATAATCTTTGTTATCAGTTAAGACTACTCCAGGATTAATGGTTAAGGAAATTGATCCATCCTTATTTACCCATGCTGCACCAGCATTAGGATTTTTAGCTTCAGTTACTTTGTTAAGTATTTTAAGTCGGTAGTCAGGTGGTCGCATCTTCTACCTCCTTTAATTCCTCGAAGGAAATTCTTCTCTGCTTGTAATGGCCCTTGTTGTCTCCACCGATTTGATAGATGAGGAGGTTGAGTACACCATGGCGGATTGAGAACATGGAGCATAAGATCGAGGTCATAACTGAGGGGCCACTCACAAGGATGTAGTCCTCTTTGGAGGAGTCTTGGATTACTGGCATGAAGGTCCGGTACATTCGCCCGATGGAGAGGATACTGATCTTGCCCGCGGTAAGATAGATCAACTCCCCGAAGCGTGTGGCTTCTGAAAAGTCATGATAGGAACGATTTGGCACGTATACTTTTGTAGAAATGGTCATAAGGATTCCTATACACTCTTGGAAGAATATTCACCAATTTCTTTCATTATGTATCTACCATTGTCAGATAGTTCTTTATCATCAGTAATGGCTTGTAACTGAAAGCAGAAAGGTGCAGACCATTTAGAAGAAATTTCATGGATGGTGTTGAAGAATCTTGCCTGGTCTGCAGATACCATATCGCAGAAAATTTCTGCCAATTCTTC